CAACACCAATTTGGCCAGCAGGTCCAACACGGAACCTTTCAGCGTTTTCGGTCGTAACTTTAAAATGGCCATCCGAACCAGTGTCAACAACCTCAGCTTCCGTATCGCCTTCAACAATCTTGTCGGTATCTGCAGCAGTTCCGTTTGATGCTGCTGTAACCCGGCCCTGAGCATCAACCGTGATGCTGCTTAATGTGTAGCTGCCAGCCGTTACAGCGGTGTCGGCAAGTTTTGCAGCCGTTACCGCATCGTCTGCAATGTAAGCCGTCGCGATTGGCGTACCGTTCCAAACACCAGTCGCAATTGTTCCAACACTGGTCAGGCTGGAACCAACAACAGCAGCGCCCAAGCTCGTTGCATCTAGAACTTTTGTCCCAGCAATGCGAAACTCTTTCGCGCTTGCGATGTTCAAGTGTTCGCTGAATGTCCACGCATCAGTCGAATTGACCCAATTAATGGTTTTATCCGTGGCACCTTTCAGGGTTATGCCGCCACCATCAGCCGTTGTATCTGTAGGGGTCGAAACCTTCCCAATCTCAATATTCTTGTCTTCAACTACAAGCGTGGTCGAATCGATTGTTGTTGTTGTGCCGTTAACAGTTAAATCGTTGGTAACCGTGAGGTTGTTAGCGATCGTGATGTCATTTGCAAGCTTGTCACCAGTTACAGCATCATTCGCAATCTTGGCAGTTGTGACCGAACCATCAGCCAGCCCAGCGCCTGACGCTGCACTCGTTACCCGGCCTTGAGCATCAACCGTGATGTCTGCTGTCGTATAAGAACCTGCAGCAACACTTGTGTTGGCAAGCTTGGCAGCGGTTACGGCATCATCTGCAATGTCCGCAGTGGCTAGCGGATAAGCACTGATCGCGAATCCAGGAACAAAGCCAAGGGAATTCCATGCCGTAGAGCCATTCCCAATTTTAAATTTTCCAGTATCTGTCTCATACCCCAGTTCACCACTCAATAGCGTTGGGTTAACGGTAGCCCAATCAGCAGCGGTATCCCGCCTCTGCTGCATTTGAACTCGAACGTTTGTTGCCGTCATAGTGAAGCGCCCCCGGCCTCCAGTATAAGACTGATGGGAAGTGCAGGATCAGCATCAACCGCGTCCAAGATGAATGGTGCAGTGCCCGAAAAGACGTAATTATCGAAAGCAACCAAACCACCCAACTGGGCAGGTTCGCCTACTAAAACAAACTGAATTAGAACTCCTTCGATTGCACGTATAGAAATAGTGACGTTATATCGCTGAAAGCCAATATGCTCCTCGGTTGGAGTCGTCGTATAACGGTAAATGCTGGTGGAATTAACTGCATTGACACCGCCAACTACAGAAGTCGGAACGGAAAACTCTCCTGCCGTACCACTGTTATGTGAATAGTGGGTGCGTAATAGCTCAATCGAAGCTTGGTCCAGCCCCTGATATTTAAGACTAAAAGTTTGGCCATTTATAAAATTTGTATGCCTAAATCGAATCGGGCCTACACCAAAAGAGGAATATTCGCTAATCTGCGGCGCACCAAAGTCAAAATTGATTGAGTTAGGAACCAGGCTCGGGAAGGTACTCATATCAAATGTCGTATGGTGCCACCAACAACAACTCTACTGACACTCTGACCACACCTGGCTCAAAAGTGACTTTAGGCGTCTCAGCATAAATCCACTGATACCCTGCTGGGAAGGTCAGCCCGGAATCCTGCAGAACAGAACTAGGTAAGTCAAATGGTTCAAAACGATTCTGAACTGCGTAATGTGAAAAAATTTGGCTCTGCTGAATTGTCGATCCACTCGTAAATGTAAATCTTAGTTTGTAGTCAATCGCAGCATTTGTTCGACGGACAGTAACTTCCTCGCCTGAAAACGTTTTGGAACGACGCACTGCAAACGAACCAGGCGTGTAGCTTCTGCTTTGAGGTGACAGCGAAGGGAAATCAGCCATTAAGAAGCGCAGCCAACTGAATAATTCCATGCCGTCCCACTTGTGGGTGCGTAGACGGTCACAGTGATCAAACTGCTAGCACTTGTTTTTTGAACAGTGACAGGAACATTTATGCCACTGACAAAGCCTGTGTCGAGTGATGCTGCGCCCGAGATCACAAACCGATCCTGAATCGTATAAGCAGTGTAAGTAAAGGTGAACGAGCCAGGGAAGGCACTGCCAACATTAATGACTTTTGTAGAGCCGCCCTGTCCGCCTGCATCGCCACCACCAGGGCAATCGATGATTTCATCAAACACGTCCACCGTATCTGACTCAACACAGACCGCATAACCGCCAGGTTGAGAAGGATCAGGGCAACAACCCTCTGCATACACCCTTACGCCAGCTTGTTGCGCTGTGGTTGAAACGATGTAAGGCTGTGCCACGCCACTTGTCACTTGAGTCTTAACGCCTGTGTTGATGTCGATGAGATACCACTTAATCAACGGGTTCGCGCAACCTGGCGAAAATGTCAATGTATCACCGGCGACTGGCGTGCCGGTATATCCCTGGATAGCAGGATTCCCAGGCGTACCAGGGTCATCGATTGGGTCTACTGGGTTAAAAGACCCATCCGGGTATGGCGAACCTGGCAGTCCAGTCCCGGATGGATACAGTGAATCTGAAGAGGGCTGGTTATTAGGGTCTCGAGGCACATCAACATCGTTTCCTGTATCTCCAGATGATGGCGGATTTCCTTGAGTCGATGATGTTGTGCCGACGCTTGTTGTATTAGTCGGACTGTTTGAGTCAGAACTGTTCAAGCAATTAAACGTACTAATCCCAGTGTTAATTGTATTTCCCGCTCCGCTAGCTCCTGCAACGGCTCGCGCGACAATGCTACGACCTTGGTTGTCAATCGGGAAGTGAGTTAGGTCATATGTAATCTTACTCCTGAAAGTTTTTTCAATGCGAGCAATTTCATAGACTTTGTCGTGGTATGTGACTTCATTTTCGGACGATTCCCGTCGCAAACGGACACGCACGATGTCACCAACCCCAAGAGTGCTGTTATAGCTCCTTTCTCGCACCGCTAAACGCAAATGATGCGTAACATGTTTTCGAGTAGCCAACTTATACGTTGCTGCTTTGATCGCATGATCTTCCGTTACACAATAGCCGCTCATGTCCATTGAGACAAAAGGACCGGAAGTTGCTTCGCCCGAATAACGAACTTCAATCGTTCGCACCAAGCCAAAGTCGGCATCACCTTGTTGTCGCCATTGAGCAACAATGCAGACAGGCTCTCGATCTTCCAAGCTTACAAATTCAATCTCAAAACCACCGCTTAAGACGTGGTCTTCTGTAAAAGTAAATTTTGGGATAATTGCCGTTGTTTTAATCGTATGATCTGTGTTGTACGGCAAACGTGGCTTTAATCCAAACTTACCATTAGTGTTTGTTAGACGAAGAAGAAAACCATAAGAAGTTCTTTGCAGCCAATCAGATAAGTTCTGGCTTTTTGCTAACACACCGTTGAACAAAAAATTATTAGCATTGGTAAAATTAGCCGCAATACTAAGCGATGAATCATCGATTAAATCGCTCGGTAACCTTCCGCTTTGCAGCATCAAATACTTTGCAAGATCAGCAAAGTTGTCCGATGCACCTGTTGTACTATCAGTCAACCTTTCGACTTGAAGACCATCCCTTACAAAAGCACTTATCTGTTTATTCCAATCTGTACTCCCGCCAAGAGATATTTCAAAGCTTAAAGTTGTCAGACCGCTGTAGCTGCCAGACGTTCCACAAAACGTAGGCATTTTATGCTCTCTGTAGGCAATGTTGAAAAACATATGTCCACCGACAGTTCCAGAAGCTACCCGGCCACGTAGCCAATTCCCTATCTTATACCATACGTTATTTTGCGTTATCGATGGAACAACGTAAGCGCCATACTGATTGGGTAAAACGTGAACATCTATATAGTCATCAATTGTATTTCCTGGAGCCCAACTGCCCGCACGAGCGTCATAGGCTTGGTTATACGTTCCACGGCGGCAATTGCCGTAAAACATATCTCTAACTTGGATTGTGCCTATTTGGCCTTGACTCACGACCAAAAGCAATTTAACGACTATCTCTTCATTCACCTGAGTGGCAGTCCAAGCACTCCCGGTTTCAACCTCGGTCACAACTAAATCGTTTGTAAAAAAGCCCTCAGTCGCTTTTGGAGCGATCATTGCTCCGCCTGTTTCTACTGAATTAATTGCTCTACGACGGCAAAAAACTATTGGGATGGATTCGCCTGTCTTCAAAATTGCTTGAGGCCTTGAAATATCTGGATTGCCCTCTGCAGCCTGAGCCCGTAGCTCAGAGACAGACAGGCCAGTCTGTGCTGACAGCAAGAATAGAGGTTCAGTAAATTCGAGAGTCATAACTGGATAGGAACCCCAACTAATGAGTTGGTCGCAGTGCGTGGAGGGATTTGTGCTCCAATAGGTGCGAGCGCAGACCCAAGCTCCACACTAAGCGAGGTAAACCTACCATTCATCCGAACAACGTACCCCAGAAAGCTTGCAATTAAAGTTTGTCCTGATTGAGGGCTGGCGACCCCTAAGCGAGTATCAAACTCAAACACCTCTAGCTGGCATAAATACATGCTCCTTGCCGCTGGCTCAAAAGTATTGACAGCTTGGAACGTTGCAGGGCACTCCACTCGCACCGATCGACCGCCTAATGCAGAAGTTTCGGAGATCCCATCACAAGTAAAAGGGAAGTAAGTGTACGTTTTTGAAGAGACGGTAACACTTTGATTTACATAAAAGTTTTGCCACAACTGAAAATCCGACCCTCCTGGAATGTAAACCCTCAAATACTGAGCCTGACCCCTAAAACTCATTACGAGACTCCCTGGAACTGACGTGAGCCATAGCTACGACCACCACGCGCAAGAGATTCCGTCAATTCTCGCATCCCTTCCTCAAACTGACCAATCGTCAGATACGTCTGGTTATCTTGCTGCATCACAGGCCCAGTCTGGATATTGATTGATCCGGTATAACCACCCTCGGCATAACGAGGAATCGCACCCGCTCCACGAGCCCCCATCAGATAATTAGTTGCGAATGCAGTTGCTTTCTTTTCTGGAACAATGTACTCAGGGCCTTTTTCTCCGACCATTGCAAGCCCCGCCTTAGTGGCAGCTGACCCCGCCTTAGTGGCAGCTGACCCCGCTCTAGTGGAAACTGATCCTATCTGAGCTGCGCCAATAGATGATGCTCCCTTTTGCGCGATTCGCTCGTCTCTAGCAATCCTTGCGTCCTTACTAGCCTGCGCCCTTTCCAAGGCATTAATAAGTTCTGAAGGGTTTCTATAGCCAAACGCGGGAGCCCTTCGCAAGACTTCTTTATGGACATCAGCGTCGATACGCCTTGAAGTTGACATTGTTTGGGTCGAACGCCCCGCTGGACCCAAGGTGGTTGCTTTCTCCACCGAATCAGAAACGCTTCCGACCGAACTTGATTTAGAGCTTGTGGCACTAGCTGCAGCTTTTGCGTTTCTTGCTATCGCTGCTGCATGAACAGCTCGTCTTGCATCCACCCGCTCTGCCTCAATTGACTCCAACTTGCCGTCAAGCAGGTGCTGAGCACTAAGTTTTTGGAACTTAGCAATTTCCTTTGCAGAAGCTAAACTCCTGTTTGCACTTATTGTCATCTGCTTCGCTATCTCTTTTGAAATATTTGCTTGTTGATTAATTCGAGCCAGGCTTTCTAGTTTCTTCTGTGTGTCTTCAATTTCTTCCGCTTGCAGCTTCAATAACTCAATCTGAAGATTAATCTTTTGAACCTGGAACCTTACTGCCTGCCGCTCCAGTTGGGCCTTTGCAACCATCTGCTTGATAGATTGCTGTGTGACTTTAAATTCAAGCTCTGCCTGTTTCTTTCTGTTTCTAGCAATTTTATCGATTATGTTGCGCTGCTTGTTGTAGAACCCGTCAATGCGTTGAAGATTTGCAAGCTGACGCTGCAGCCTGGATTCTTCAAGTTTTAATGCGCTTAACTCAGACTTATTTCGAGCCTGCGTTACCGCAAATACGCTTTGAGCAGCTTGGGCCTGCAGGTTGAAGATTTGAACCTGGCCTTCTAAAAGAGTTGTTTGCGCTTGAATCGCTCCTTGAGCTATTGTGTGCTTTTGAATCTTTTCCTTTAACTGTTCTTTTGCTATTTTTTCAATCTCTCTTTGACGATCAAGCTCTATACTTTGTTTTTTAAGCTCGAATGTTCTATTAATCGCTTGTTGTTCTAGCTTGGCGTTATCTTCAATCTTCATTTTAGAGTACGCAAGATCTATTTGACCATTTCTGTCAGTAACATGACCATACTCTTGGTTAAGCGCCAATATCTCGCCTTGAGTCTTGACAGAAAGCTTCTCTAAATCTTTTCTGTGGTCAATCTCTGCGTTTATTAATTTTTCAGCGGCAGTTCTGCCTCCGGTTCGGTCTTTTTCAATATCAAAAAGTTTTTTGTTCTGAGCGTATTCACGGTCTAATTCTTCTGTTTTCTTTGCCAACGAGGCCAAACTTTTTTCTTCGTCTTCGACGATACCCTTGGTAGCATTTGCAATTCCGTCAATTATTGGCTTCATTCCGGGTATTAAATTTATCAATTCAACTGCCCTTTTAAGCACGATTCCTATTCCACTAGCAATAAGGTTTACGAACTTAAATGCTTCTGCTACCCCCTTAAGAATAAGGGTTAAAGCGGTTAAAAACGGAGCGGCCAAAATACTAACCAGCCCGGAAACCGTTCCAACAACTTCATCCCATACGTTTGACAGTAAATTTAAATTGTTAGTAATGTCGCCAACAGCTTCCGGCAAGACGCCAGTTTGCTTAAAAGTCTCATTTGCTGCAACAGAGACTGCCGCTTGAGCGTTACCTGCTTCAACCAATCGCCGCACTAAAGTTCTTGCTTCTTCAGTCACCGTGATGAAACTGCTCGCCAAGGCGTCCATGCTTAGCGAGTTAATTGCATTACCTACATCCTTAAAGCGAGTAATAAGCTCTTCGGCCTTACCTATAACTGCCGATAATCCAATCTGAAGACCCATTGCGGCCTGCCCTGCTAAACCAAACGCTCCCGCTAATGCAGTACCGATACCACCACCAATGACTTGTCCCGCTCCACCACCAAACAACAGTGGGAATCCTGTGCCAAGGCCAAACTCACCTGCTTTCTGTAAGGCACGAGATTTAGAGCCTTTGCCCGAACCTCCAGGGCCACGTCCAGCAGCTGCAAGCTTTTGCCGCTTGCGTAATATACTTTGCTTGACTTTTTCTTGGCGAATTATCTCATTGTTTTTGGCAATCTCCTCCGCTTTTATATTTAGAATTAGGTTGTTGTCTGCGACAGCTGCGGCATCTAAGCCTCTTGATTTTTGCTGCAAGCCTATTAAAGCTCTTTCGAGCTGCAACTCGCCTTTTTTTATTTCTAATATTCGCTTTATTCGTCCTTCAACAGCTGACGACTGACCACCAAGCATTGAAGAAGCCGGGCCAGGGCCTATTGGTCCAGCAAATTGGGTTGTTCCACGAGCCTGACCTGGCCTTAAATATTGACCAGCCATGCTGCCTGGCTGTCGCGGTCCAGCAGCAGCAGCGTTGTACTTTTTCAGTTCTTGAGTAGCTAGTCCTCTTTTTGCAATTTCTTGGTCAAGCAGTCTGTTTTGGCGTACTTGAGCTGCATTTGCCGTGGCAACAGCTTGGACATAATCCCTAATCGCATCAGTTTCATCTTCAGTGTTTATTCTCGCTTTTCGCAAGGTATCTGAAGCTATTCTGACAGCATCAGAATATCTTTTTACCGACTGTATGCCTTGATCGAACGCATCCTCAATTCCATTAACTTTTTTATTTAACTCGGTTACTTGTTTTCTTAGTTTATCTAGTTCCGCAGCGCCCTTTACGCCAATCTGGATCTCGGTCTTATAAGCCACGAAGGTCCACTACGACAATATCCCCATATTAACGGACTCGACGCTTCGCGTCCTGATACGCCTTCTCCTCTTGCTCCGCTCGATACGTGAAATATGCGTGCCAGCCAAACATCTCTTCTTGCCCCATTCGGGCGCGAAGCTCACCAAGCGTCATCTTCAGCTCTGCCGCTAGGAAGAACTGAAATTGCAGAGAAGGATCTTTCTTGATCTCACTCTGCAGTGCTTTTCATGTCGCTTTCGGTATCCTCACTATCGTCCGAAAGAACAGCAAGCATCAAAACTTGCAAATCCTTGTCCTTGACCTCGTTCTTCAGGACATCGATTTCGCCAAACTTAAATAAAGGCTGACCAGTCTCGTCCTTAGCTTTATTAATCAGCAGCTGGAGCGCAAAAGCTGTTGCATCATCAGACTTTGCTTGCTTCTGAGCACGCTCACGTTCTGCCATCGTTAGCGGCGCTACCCACATTTCAAATACTGAACCATCCGAAAGTTCAACTTCCTTTTTGGCAGGTTCTAGATTCGCGGCTTTGCGTAAACGGTCAATTGCGCGAAGAGCTGCAGCCATTTCAATGATTGTTTGATAGCTTTAGTGTAGCAGTTGAAAACAGCAAATAAAAAACCCCGGCGAACCGAGGCGTTATATTCTCCGAATAATCGACTATCAGGACTTGCTGAGGTCGAAGGTAGGAGCAGCACTAGGACGGAAAGCGATTTCCACGCTTTGTCCATCGTCTGGGTTCACGTTCAAGCTGGCTGAAGTCAAGATGACTGGAACCTCAATTGAACGGCTTGTTGTGTCGTCTGGCGTTCCAGAAGACAAAATGCGGTCGATGTAAAGCTTCATCGTCGCACCGTTTTGCTCACGCTTGATCACGTCTTCAATCAGACGGCTGGATAGCGTGGTGTCGTCATCGGTCGTGTAAACCGTGGCGGAACCCGATCCATCAGCAAATCCAGGGATATAAGCCCGGAAAGGTGCCGTGCCAGAAACCGTTTGACCAATAGTGGTCACATCGATCTCAGAACGAGTGATTTCAAAACTCCACTCTCGGACCTGACCGACTGACTCTGCAGCGGTGTAGCTGATGCTTGCCGTTCCAGAGCCAAACGCTGTTGGCGCGGCACTAGCCGATAAAGCTGCACCACCTGCTGTTGAACTGACGGTCATAACGCCAGTTGCTTCAACGTAAGTCTTGACAAAGACATCGCCTGCAGCAATCGCTCCGGTGGTGCCCGCACCAGATGGGTATGCAAGAGTTACTGGATCGTTGACTTTAAAGCCCAGGAAAGTACCGACGGTGATGTCACTACCACTGGCAGGAAAAGCACCAACTGCCAACGTGGTGACTGATGTACCGGCTGGCTTGTAATACAGGGCGCCGGAGGTGCCCGAAAGGACGGTGGCCATAGGGAAAACCTATTTGTTTTGGGTGTACGCGGGCACAGCCCGGCTATTTACAGTTTAGCTCAAGCCTTCAATTAAGAAATCACCTGAGCTACAAAGCTGGTATCAATTCTAGATATAAAAAATGGTGTAAGTGCTAACCGAGATTCAGTAGCGCCCGTTTCAGTGCCAAAACTTGGGCCATTTAACGCTCCAATCCGAACGTAAATACCACTGCTCGCCTTGGCTTGATCGCTCAGTGCCTGCAAAGTTGTGACTGCTGTATTGATCAATGTTTGGTTACGAGCTGGGCCTTTTCCTTTTTCTGTGTACGCACGAATGACAATGGTGCCTCTGATGTAATCACTTTGTGTCGTCAGCGTTGTTTCGGTCGTCAGACCAAACTGCAAGTTGACAAGAATAAATTCAGTTTCAGCGTCTGAAACTGTATTAAAGGTGTTGTCGAAATAAACAGGAACAGCAGGGTTTAGTGCGCCGTATGCCGCATAAAGGTCTGATTCAAATTCAGCTCGAATGCCTTGATAATTCATCGTCTAAATCCTTTAAAACCTCGGCTATAAGCGCGTTTTACTGCCTCATCAGCCTTACCGCTACCTTGGTAATGGGAAAACCAGTCCAGTGGTGCGCTGCTGGAGTTGCCAGCTCCTGGTCCAGTAGGCCCAGCAGCAGAAAGATTTCCTCTCTCAGCACCAACGGGTCTGACCCCGTATTTACGACCAAATTTAGTCGAAGCTTTCAAGGCGGGAAGCTTGCCTGGAACGTATGGCGCCAGATCAGTCGCCTGGTCGGCATAACTCGCGGAATTGCCCACCGTAAATAGCCTTTTCGCTCCAGAACCTCCAAACACCCTATTAAAAAGTGCTGTCGCAGACTGGATCCCACTGATTTTTGGCGCTTGCACAGGCATCGCTTGACCAGGAGTACCTTGGCCACCTGCTTTTGTGCCGTCTGGTGTCTCGATATACCAAGAGTTTCTGAATTTTCCGGTCCATGCAGGACTTAAATCTTGCAAGTCTTTGACGATTTCTTCCGCAGCTCTCGCACGACCATTAAACGTTAAATTAACCGCTAATCGATCAAGATCTTGAAGCAATTCCTTCAGGTCGTTCTTAGCCATTACTGCGGCCTCAAAATTAAGTTGTGCATAATCGCATCGTCCCCACGGTAAGATTCCACGTCAACAATTCGACCTTCACGTGTTGACCCGGCTTCCGTATAACGCACTCGGTCACGAACGTTTGGATAATAATTACCTAGCTCGTCATTGCCAATGATGACCTTAATATCGTTTGTTTGATAGTTACCATTAAGCTCTTTTGGATTCAACTTCAAGATCACGCCCTTCAGTGCAACACTGGTTTCTGTCCCGCTAATTGTTCCAGTTGCTGGGTCATAAACCTCAGACGTTGCAGCTTTTACATAGGTCATGTCTAAACCCCACTGGTTTAACAGTGTTGTCGGTATCTGGCCAAAAACATCATCGATAAGTGCCATCTCAACCCCTCACCATACGAATTTGATAAGCGCCAGAGCCTCCAAGACAATAAGCACCAAGATAAGACTGCAGCCAAGGGTAAACGTCGAATACGTTATTGATAGTTCCAACAGCTTGGCTAGAAGTGTTGTACTTGACCTTGAGGTCTCCGAGTTCGACTTCTTCGTATAACCCCGTATCGCCGGTATTCCCTGTAATCGAGTCCGTGTCATTTGCTAATGCACGCGCCAGTTCATAAGTAGCGTACTTAATGTCTGCAGGGATAGCACCGCAAGTTAACTCAACTCGATCAACATGATAATTATTGCGAGGCCAGCTCAAAGCTTGGCTTGAATCGCAACGATCACCATAAAAATTCAACGTGTCGATCCAACGTGTCGCTGAGATCAAAGCACGAATTTTTTTATCGTCTTGCTTGTTATCCCACTGCGTTGAGCTTGGGACGGTTTCAAAATACGCATCTGCCTCCGCCAACGTCACAAAGCTGTTGGCTGTTGCGCTTTGGAGTGTGGCGTTAATCGTGGCAGCCATAAGGCAATAATAAGGTGGCCCCACCTAATGGTAGGGCCTTTGCTCTGATCAAGATCAGATGGTGCTGGTATCCAGCGGAGTGTTGACAGTCAACTGAACCATAGGGATCAAGTCGATGTCATAAGTGGCGGCCCACTTGTTAGCGGTAGCCAGGTTGGCGTTGGTGGGGTTGTCACCAGCGTCAGACCACTTAGTTCCCATCACGTGATAGGTGCTGTGATAATCCACAGAAAGCACGTCTTGCTTCGAGAGGACGTTGCGATCAGCTTCAATCCGAAGATCTTGCTGCACACCTTCAAGGATGGTGCCTGACTTAACCAGATAGCAGTAGAACTCTTTCTGGTGGCCAGAAGTGCCAGGGGCAACGGTGTTGACTGCAGAATCAACAACTACGCGCATACCGGCAAACTCACCAACTTCGCGAGCGCCAATGCCTACGCCACCACCACCCCAGGTCACTGCGCCATTCGTGACGAGTGATGAAGTAGAGAAGGTCAGCATCCCTACCTGATACAGGTAGTAAGCAACAGAAGGGTGAACAATCAGAGTGTCCAGCTCTTCACCACGCTCTCCAAGCTTGGAGCGGGCTTCTGCAACTGTTGCAGCAGTCAGGAAGTTGGCTTCAGCACCGCCAGAAGCAGCACCTTTGCCTTTGTCCAGTGCGTTGGCAGAAAGTGCCGTGCCAAATAACCCAGCAAGCTGTGAGAACAGACGTGCGCTGTTCAGCTTGTTGATTGCATCAGCCAGCTGATTGCGGATGTGAAGCATTGGATCTTCACCAGCAGCCAATACTGCAACGTCATCTACGGCATACGCGAAACCGCGATGGCAGATAGTTGCAATTTGAGTGCCAGTATTGATCTTTTGTGGCGTCAAATAACCACCGGAACTGGTGCCCCATGTTGCTGTTCCGTCCAGAATTTCTTCTGTTGGGGATACAGGATTGAACTCGGGAACTTGAATGCGAGTACCGCCTTCACGTGAATCGAGAAGAGCGTTACGAATGACAGCGCCAGACTTGATGAACAAGCTGCGCTCTTTGATGGCCTCAGACACATAGGCGCTGAGGTTATTCCTCTTGACGATGTCTGTAAGTAGGACACCGCCGGAATAATTCTGAAATGGAGCGGCCATTTCTTATTCAGGGATAATGTTTGCGGAAGTTCAAGTCACGGACTTGAGATGGTGTCCCACTGGGACTACTTACCGGCCTCTCTCCTGAGCACAGCTGCAAGATCGGGGTCAGAAGCATCCAAAGCCATTTGCTTTGTTAAGTTAATACTACCCTCTAGCCAAGGATTTGCGATGCCTGCGGCACCTGCAGTTCCTGTTGATGGCTTAGCTCCCATGCCAGCTTGAGTGCTTGGCTTAAAGTGATGTTCAAAGCCAGAACCGGGGTTTTTTAGCTTGGCTAAATAAACACCTAGGTCTTGTTCAACGCCACCGTCAAGAACTTTGACGCTGCCATCTTCAGATTTCTTAAGACCATTCTGCACTAATTGCAGCATCTGCTCAGCATTAATTGCTCCAGCCTGACTAATTGCAGACAAAGCAGACGTTTGCATCGCTGCAGTTTCGTTTGAAGTCCGAAGCTCTTGCAATTGGCGCTCTAGATCCGCAATTTGTTGCTGCTTATCTTGAGCGGTCTTGTTGGCTTCTTCCCAAAGGTCTTTCCATTGACCCTGGTCTTCAAGCGTTTTTCTGCGTTGATCGTCTTGTTTTTTGTAGACATCGTCAAGCTTGCCTTTAACGCCTTGGAATTTTTCCTCGGCTTCATTGGCGCGTAATTTTAACGCTTGAATTTGTTGCTCATACGCTGAAACGTCTACAGCGGGAGTTGAAGTCGCAGTCTCAGCCACGGGCTGTTCAGAAGGCGCCACGGGCGTCTCCTGGATGACTTGTTCTTCCATTGTGAAAAGTAATTTTACTCTTCTACTTTACTGCTTTTAGCTTTTTTAGTTTCTTTCTTTGCAGCAGACGCTGAAGACCCCTCTTTTTTGGGAGGATTGATCTCTTCAAAACGAAGTCCCATGAGAATAAGAGCTGTTATGCCCCTACTGTACCTCTATCGATTGATCTTGCGACTCAGCTGATGTAGGCAGGATTTCGCCTTGTACCAGCATGTCGCGGAACTCTTCACGATCAATAATGCTGTCCTGGAATAGCTGAGCCATTGCCGTAATGTCTTGACCGATAAGACGCTGAAGATCAAAGTCACGGCTGATCTTCACTTCAGGTGGCTCAATGCCTAAATAATTAGCAGCTAAGTTATAAGCCTTTTGCAAACCAGATTCCAAGTCCATAGAAACCATCGACAACATTGAATTTGTGTCGATACGGTCTAATCGTCGTGCGTCAGCTGATTCAGCTACAAACTTTTGTTGGCTAAGCGTGCTGATGCCCAATGTCGCCATTTGTTGCTGTAACTCTTGGATCTCCGCAGATTGCGCTTCAAAAGCACTAGCGGCAGGCTCCACGTAATAGACCTTGTTTCCCGGTTGCGTTGCCATCGCATAATTCACACCTACCGCCATATCCTTAGTCTGATCGTCCCAACCCTCAAGCACCAACATCGGTTGTGATGCGATATGCAAGCTATGAATCAAGTCAGCTTGACGCTGGAAGTGAGCAAGATTCAGATGAGCAATATCCAGTAATGGTGGACGACTTGTCAGCGTGTCCGTCTTGTTCGCGTATATGGTGACCAGCGGGACTTGATCAAGTGAATACGGCCCAGATTCAACAAGCTCATACTCCGCTGTAGCGTCTGATTGGTCAAACGAAGAGGGGTATGGGAAATTCCCTTGCATCGCTTTCTTTTGCTCTTCTTGCCGATAGACGCGATAACGACCTGGCTCAATGACACGAATTTGGTCATAAACTTTCTCTCCAAATTCACCGTCAGGGACAACAGCTTTTTCGCCAATACGCACTTGCGTCAGGTTGCCATAGTTGGATTCACGATCCAAACGCCAGCCATACACCTTGGTTGGATCAACCTCAATCCAATATGGACGACGGTTTAATGCACGCTCTTCTGCAAGGCTTCGGGCTTCTGTTGGAGCGGGAAAATCAACCAACGTATGGCAATGACCATAAGTCAATGAACAAATCACCAGACGACGTGCATACTCATCTAGATCTGAACCGCAACCATCAACGTCTTTGTTGAAAACTTCTGTCCAATATGGATCACCAACAATATTAATTGGCTTACGCAGAATTAACCCTGCTGCCGCTCGAATCAACCGTTGGGTATATGGCG